CCAGCGTCCCGCCGTAGACTGTGCCGGCTTCTGCGGGGAAGGTTACTTCGTAGGTCTGGCCTTGGTAAGGCTCGTAGGCGGTGGCGGTGGAGCCGAGTTCGATCTGAATATTTTGTATCGTAGAATCAGGAATTCCGGTGGTATTGTAGAATTCCAAATGTACAAAAGAGCCGTTCTCCAACGAAAAATTCCCGCTTGACACATTGGTGCCACCAGTAACAAGACTCGTAAACGGTGAATACGAGTCTGCCGACTCAACACGGCGAACATACCAATTGTATTTATTGTTATCGCCAGACGGGCGTCTGAACGTGTATTCCCCTGACGGTAAGAAAAAGATTCTGCTTCTTAATGTATTGTTGTTCACCCTGAACAATAAGGAAACATCAAACAGATTCTTCCCCGTCCTCGTCACCTTCGCCCCAGTCCAGCCGGAGATCGGGCAGATGTTGGAGTAGGGAGTCCATGCAGTAGCTGTGGAACCAGACTCGATCTGAAGATTTGTTATCGTTATAGTAGCCGCAACATTCGATCCAATATTCAGACAGATATAGTCTCCTTCCTCAACTGTGATGTTATGTTCTTTTGTTGCGTTTGGTGCTCCATAAGTAGACGATGTTTTAATGATATCGTTCGTTCCATTATTCCCTATAGTGTAGAATGATCCTCTAAAACTTCCATCCACACTCGATGCAATTGCAAAACGCACATGATAAGTACCAGCATGAAGAACAGAAGTTCTGAAGTTACGATTCCCCCATGTTTCTACTTCAAATGATATTGTGCTTCCATTTACATTTATCGGGCCGCCTTCAATCAAATTCACAACAGTTCCTACTTCAGCGTTATATGCGACACCAGCATATGGCGTATAACTGCATTTATTCTTCCCACCTCCAGCAGGCCAAGGCGCATCATACCCATGCAGGTCCTGCACAGGCTCGATGGCTACTTCCACCTTCCGCATGGGCATACCGTCTGCTCCGTCTGCTATGGATACAATGGGAGCGGGGCCAGCGGATTCGGTGATGACATTAGCATCCAGCCGTTCAAAGGCGCTCTTTAATGAAGTTACATCCTCACTCAAAGTGGAGTAATCTTCCGGGATGGAAGCCGCCACATCCTGTGCCGTCTGTGCGGCCTGAGAAGCTGTCTCAGCATCTGTGTGGGCTGTTGAAGCAGATCCGGCGGCGGCAGATGCGCTTTGTGCGGCAGAGGATGCAGAACCGCTTGCGGCACTCGCTGATCCTGTTGCAGATGATGCCGCACCGGATGCGGTTTCCGCACTGGCGGCGGCTTGCCTGACATATTCCATCAGGGTTTCCACAACACTTTCAGACGATTCACCAACAAACCCCGGTGAAGCTTCCACATATTCAACAAACCTGGCGGTTCCTACATCGTCTCCGTTGCTTAAAATGCGAATCTGAGCGGCACAGTCACCCGCCACAGGTGTTTCCTGTTTAGCAGTTTCCCATGTGATTAGATTATGCTCCGTAGCATCTACGGTAGCTGTTGCCGTGAAATAATTTCCATCCGGTTTAAGGATATACAGATCAGCGGTATACGCAGAACAGTCTAAGGCCGCACCATTTTGAATAATGTAAACACCTAACGGTCTACCAATATCACCCTGAGACGATTTTAGCCTTTGAATCTGATTGTTGCCCGGAGCAATATCAACTGTAATTGTTTGCCTCTCCATCTGACGAACCTCCTTTTATTCCTTAATCCATAATAGATCAGTATGCAAAACCACGTTCCTATAATCTATGCTATCATCGTTCATTACCGTATATGTAACTATTGCCTTTCCGGATTCCCGCACGGACAAATAAGCATCTCTAACTGATAGCAATGTTAAATAATCTTGCCCCGATGCGCTGATGTAAAATCCAACGATACCGATAGGACGGAAGCCAGATTTGTTTATTGTCGCAGTACTGCGTTTTTTTATGCCTGCCGCTACAGTACCAATACTAATATTAAACGTTTCCACCAAAGTATTTGATAAAATAGCACTGGCAATGTTTTCAAGAGTTTCTTCAGCATCTTGGGCACTACTTGCCGCACTTTGTGCGCTACTTGCCGCACTTTGAGCGTTTACGGAAGACTCTAATGCTTTTTCGCCAGCCATAGCCACATACTGTTCGATCGTTTCGACATCAGTAACACTTTCAATCCCAATCTGGTTAGGAGACTTTTCGATATACTCCACAAACACAGCGGTTCCGATATTGTTAGTGCCTTGCCTGATTCTGATCTGGGCGGCACACTCACCGAAGAGCGGCGTTTCCTGTTGTGCTGTATTCCATGTGATCAGATTATGCTCTGTTGCATCAACTGTTACAAGCGAGGAAAAATAGTTTCCGTCCGGCTTTAATACATAAAGCTCAACTGTGTATGCAGAACAATCCAAAGGAGTGCCGTTTTGCTTAATGTACACGCCAAGTGATCTACCAATATCCCCTTGAGTCATATTCAAGCGTTTTACCGGATCTTTCCCCGGAACAATGTCAACTGTTATCGTTTGTCTTGTCATGCAGTTGCTCCCTCCAGTTCTATAACCCGTTTGGTTAGCCTTTCAACCGTTCTTTCAAGCTGTTCAATTTTGGCACAGAGCAATTCAATATATTCAATTGATTTATAACCTGTGTCTTCATCTGTTTCCACTAAATAAGGTGCTATTTTTTCAACATCCTGTGCAATATACCCTATATGCTCACGACCATCGTGATTTGCTTTCTTGTCATTCCAAACGAATTTAACAGCACGCACATTAGAAAGATCTGGAACATCACCAATGATATCCTTTTGCCTTGCATCTGAATTTTGTGTCAGCGTTCCAGCAAGGGCCGCATTGCCGTTTTTGTGTACACGAAAGGCATAGCTTCTTGCATTATCTGCCGTACCATTACCTACAATGAACTTGTAATTAGCCCCGCCGGAATTATACGATCCACACGCAAGCTGTCCTTCTCCATTCGCATTGACCATATAGCCAATAGCTACAGAACCGCTTGCAGAAGATACGCAATTAGTCCCTATTGCAACTGCATATTTGGCATTCGATTCGGAATTATTACCAATTGCAACGCAACATTCTTCAGAAATATTGATGTTATAACCAATTCCAACGGAATATCTTGCGCCGGGAATCTCGTATTTATATACGCCAACATTTCGACCTATCGCAACACTGTATTGACCTCTTGCACGGGAGCTATACCCAACAGCACAGGAGCCTTCTTCAGCAAGAGTGTTGTATCCTAACGCAATAGAATCAGCGTATGCATTTGTTTCATATCCAATCGCACAAGAAAATGCACCTCCTGTCTTAGAAAAAGCACCTATAGCAATATTATTACTTCTACCCGACGTCGTAGCTTCATAGCCGATTGCTATATCATATTGGCCTAATGCATTAGCATAATAGCCAATCGCTGAAGCGTAGAATGATTTAGAAGCGGCTTTATAACCTATTGCGATGGCATATGCCCCGGAAACCTCCGTTTCACGCCCACCAGCGAAACTATATATACCTACATCCGTTCCTAATGCTCTTGTACCAAGCATATATCTTGGTGCTGTGACATAGTTCCCATCTATGTCAACACAACCTTCATAATTCCCAATATAAGCGGTGGTTACATCGTTTGCGTCCCTTATCTCAAAAGTTTCGCCATCCATTTTTGCCCAACCGCCTGTGATTGGGTTTAACAATCTAATTCCATTAAAATCAAGGCCAGAACTCCACGTTGTGCCGCCATCTATACTAAATCCAATGCCATAATTCACCCCGTCATATTTTCCAAAGCGAATCATTTTATTTGAATCTGTTGGGCTTACGATGGTTATATTGTTGTTGTCCCAATAGAAATTGGTATCTCCCAAAACTTTAACCATGTCTGTATGGAGTTCGCCGGATGCTATAAAATCCGCTACGAATTCACCATCAATGTTCCATGCAGTGTTGTATGTACCGTTGTAGCCTGTTTTTGAGAAGGCAATACCAGCATTATTGAACCTGATAATCTTAACCGCAGTATTTATATCATCTGAATCCATGATCAGGATCTCATCTGGCTCTCCATCGTTATTAGTATCGTGCAAAACAATATAACCGCCAGAATTGCCAGTGACTTTCCCGACTATACCAGCCGCAATTCTTTTAAATTGTGCTGTTCTCTCATCAATGACATCTGCAATTTCAGAAGAGTTAGCAATATCTTCTGCAAGGCTGTTTCTTGCCGATCCCAATTCAGCTTCAATATATCTATCTTTTAAGACATCCCACTTCGTACGGATGCATTTAGCAGTTGCCGTTACACCCAATTTTTCAAAGTATACCGAAACAGTATCACAAAGATCTACACGTTCGGTAACGCCTACATCTTCAAGGAAACTTATCGTAAGATTCACAATTGGTTTGCCGATATCATTTTGTGTAATATATTGTTCAGCTTTGCTTCGCAAATCTGCTACAGTTGGAGTTTCCTCAAAATCATTAGACATATCAAGGTTCAGCACATTTGTATATGAGAACACCCCCGGCACATTTATTGCTCGTTCTGGGAGTGTGACAAGAATGTTAGCATCCCCATTGTAATAATAAGGATAAACCGCCGTGTATACTTTAGTGTTGTTTTCTTCCTGATTTAAATCTGTAAGGTTCTTTCCATATCTAATTGTTACTCCACGGTTTTCACCTCTTGCGGAATGCAACTGACAATTAAACCTGTCAAAGTGCCATTCACCGCCATATACATCAATCAGGCTTCCCCTTATTCCTCCCATGATTGACCGGATGCTCTCTGGATGGTTTAAAGAAAAACTACTACTGCTATTGATGTTTGAGGAAAAAGAAAACGGGCATGAGGAGGGGAAGATAATGGTGGAGTCGGTTAATTTGCTTATAGCTAATTGACTACCAGCCGCCGTAAACGGAGCGTCTACATATCCAGATAAATCATAGCTAATGTGTTGGGCGTTGACCGTAATAATACCGTTCAACGGTTTGCTGATGGAATAAATCCTAAAAGGTTGCGGATCATCAGAAAAGTTAGGCTTTGCCAAGATTAATCTACGCAATTTGATTTCGGCAAAAAAAGCACCCGTGATAGGATAAGTTAACTCCACTTCATAGGAACCATTGCGATTCTCTTCAACTTCGCAAGTAATAGCATCAGACAGAACCCCGATGCCAAAGCTGTTCCATGATAACGCATCATGTTCAAATAGAATTGGATACATTTATACCCTCCAGACTATCACAATTCAAACCATCTTGGGGTTATAGTCATAGTCGAAACATTGCCCGTAGAACCAATGGCGTTTTGTCCAGCATCTAACGTTGCAAATTTATTTGTGTTTGACGAAACAATGCTATTCATGTTATTCCCGTTGATATCTGTGCAATTTAACTTTTCACAATCTATAAACAATCCGTATTCCGGCAGATCGGTAATAGTGAATATAGTCCCATTAACAGATACTGTTCCGCTTCCGGCGGCAGATCGTTCTACAAAAATAAGTGGCTTAGCCGCAAATGCTGTTGGATTATAAACAGTAAATGGTGTCGCATGAATTTCAATTTGATTTTTTCCTGACATCAGGAAGCGTTGCGGCTTGCAATTAAATGTCAAGGTAGCCCGTCCTACTCTGCCGATTGAAAGAGAATCAACATTAATTTGCTCTGATACATAAGCAAGCCGAAAATGCGTTGGATCAAAATCATCCCACAACTCGCAATAGCCATTCGGAGAATAAAGCCAATCAGCAACATGAGAAAAAGAGTCTGGAACGGAATGTTTCTCTCCGTTCCCAGCGAAAATATCATATTTTTGTTCCACATTCTCCCAGGCGTCCTGCATCATGATAATATCGCCATTCCGGCCCGGGACCGTGTACTTATCAAACTTCCGTAGCGGCTTTTGAAAGTTCGGATACTTCTCAACGTAAATTCCATATTGGTCGGAACGTTCTCCGTTCCAGCTGATTATACCCCGTCTCACGCGAAAGCCGCCTCCTTCCTGGTGATATTGCTCTGGATTCGCTGCATAACGATGTTAGCAAGCTCCCGCACGTTCTGACCTTCATGCCCATACACGTTAACAGTTATGTTCGCCGTATTGGATTCCTCACGTACAATTTCCCGCAGATCATCCAGTGCGCCAACAAACTCAGGCCGTTTTTCACCAACACCGATGATGGTAGGGGAGGAGAAAATGCCGCCCTTGTCATACCAATTAACCCACACGGACGGCACTTCGCCTGTTTCGGCGTTAAAACTACCCGACATTCCGAAATGCGGTAATCTGATACGAGACGCAAAGTTAAAAGATGTGCTATTGAATGCGCCTTGCATACTGTGCAAGCCATTATTAACCGCTTGTAAACTCATTGACATTCCGGTACGTGCGGAACCGCTCATGGAGTTAAATTTCCCCCGCATTGTACCATCTGAACTGTTCATGCCATTTCCTACTGTTCTTTCAATTGAACTCATAGCAGAACTTGTTCTTAATTCCATTGCAGAGAAATTAGTATTGAATGCCGTTTTATCACTCATTAAGGTTGCTTTGATTTCAGTTCCAAAGCTCTTTAATGCGACGGTTCCTTCCGTTACAAGGGTTCTGATTTTCTCAAGACAAGTATCAATGCTTGTTCCAAGCGTTGTAAACTCTGTTCCGGCATTGGTTACCATAGTGCCAATAGCTGTGCCAAAGTTAGCAATATTCTGGGATGCGGTTCCTCCCTTAACCTCGTTGTTGATCTTTTTAACGGATTCCGCAAAAGTATCCATAGCTGTTGATACTCCATCAAGACCAACGGAATAATCAACAAGCGTTTTCAGACCCGCACCAACTTGCCCGATGGATTCACCAATCTTGTTATCATATGCCCATTTAGCTTCATGATTGATGTTTTTAATACCAGTAGCAACAGCACCCAGAGTAGCGGCTAAGTCAATAACGCTTGTGTTATTTGCCAGATCAACACACGCATCAGCTATCGTTTTAAAGCCTTGCCCAGCATTTAAGGCGGCTTGGCCTATTGAATCAAACACTCCAGCAAGCTTATCTAACACACCGCTGATACTGTTGTTCACCGCCACTATACCATCAGAAATGGCATTAATCATGCCGCTGATAGCATCCCCAACAGCCTTGATGGGAACAGACAACGATTCATTAAAACCGCTGAAAGCATCAACAATCAGGGATAGGTTAGATCCAACACTATTAACTATGTCTACAATGGCCTGTCCAATCGTCTTTATCAGATCGGAAATAGAACTAATGATGGGTGATACCTGAGACAGCATCCCGGAAAAACTATCCACAATGGCGGGGAGATTTTCAACCGTCTTTGTCAGCATTTCCGTTATAGCTGGCATATAGGGAGCAAGAGCTTCCACGATCTGAACAATTGTATTGCCGATGGATGTAGCCAGACCAGTAAAACTGTCTATGATCAGGGGTAGGTTGGTGGATACCGTTTCCACCATTTGAGTAATCGCAGGAGTATAAGGTGCAAGGCTTGCTACTATATCAACCACGGCCTGTGCAATTATTCCAGCCGTCTGTGTAAAGTTAGCCGCAATAACGGAAACGATGGGTTCGCAAGCTGTTACAATCTGAGAAATACCAGCACTCAAACTTGGAAATGCATCGGAAACAGCAGAAATAATGTTGCTCATTGCTGTGGAAAATGCATCTATCACACCCGGCAGTGATGCGTTTATCCCAGCCAACAAATTACCAACTATTTCCCCGCCAACAGAAAGCACGTTCGGCAGTTCTGAGAAAATACCAGAAACAAAATTGCTTACCGCTGTGATTGCGCTTGAAATCAATTGAGGTGCATTCTGGATGATCCCGGCACCCAATTGCATGATGATTTGAGCCGCTATGCTCAGAAGCTCCGGCAGATGGGTAGACAGATCTGTAACCAAAGTTGAAATTATATTAGCCGCACTGGACATCAACAAGGGGAGATTATCCAAAATCCCTTGCAGGATGGATCTAACCATTTCAAGTCCAGATGTAGCCAATTGGGGTATTAACGTGGAAAGACTTTGGATAATCTGCGGTATTAACTGAGAAACAGAAGATATCAATACAGGAAACTGCTGGATGATAGCATCAAGAACAGATGTTGTTGCCGCTATCAAGCCCGGTAAAAGGCTTGAAATAAGGCTTGTTATCTTTGGAAGGATCATCGGGGCGGCTGTCGTTATAAATGCACCAATGCCATTTATAGCCCTTTCAACAACAGGAATCAGATTATTCAGCAACCCGCCACCTTCAGAACCACCAAAAACAGTTGTCATCAAGGCATTAACGGATTGCTCAAGCCCAGCACCACCACCCGCAATAGTAGTAAGAACATTCTGCCATGCCGCTTTCGTAGCGTTAGCAGAACCGGAAATGGTGGACATTGCTTCTTTTGCTGTCGTTCCAGTGATTCCCATTTCAGTCTGAATAACGTGAATTGCAGAATACACATCACTCAGATTATTGATATCATACTTAACATGGGAGATCTTCTGAGCGTCCTTTAAAAGCCGCTCCATTTCACTTTTAGTGCCACCATAGCCCAACTTGAGGTTATCAAGCATGGTATAGTTTTGTTTTGCGAAACCCTGATAAGCAGTTTGGATAGAAGACATATCCGTACCCATTTTGTTAGCGTTATCGGACATATCCTGCATTGCCATATCCGCTACCTGTGCGGCTTTTTCTGTGTTCCCTTTTAATGATTTAATCAGGCCAGCAGAGAAACTTGTTACAGTTTCCATATACTGATTAGCGGAAACCCCAGCTGTCATATATGCCTGTTGTGCATACTGTTGCATTGTTGAGCTTGAATCTTTGAACAGGGTATCAATACCACCAACAAGCTGTTCATACTCCGCAAATGATGATACCGCTTCTTTTGCTACACCAACAACAGCGGCACTTACTCCAGCAAATGCCGTTGCCGCTATTTTCCCAACATTTTTCAGCGCACTGCCAAGGCTTGATGTGAACTTTTCGCCGGAGGACTTTCCTGCGCTATTGGCGGCGGGTTCGCTTGCTCCAGTTAGTTCCTTTGATATTGTTTTTTGCGCTCCCGCTAAAGATGGTATAATCGTTACAACAGCTTTTGCGACTTCCGTTGCTTTGCTAACGCCTTGTGCCATCTTTACCACCTCCGATCATACTAAGCCATTCTTTAGCCTTCATCACGGTTTTGAAAGCTTTGTTTGTTTTCCTCCAAGAACGTGGATATTCATTCGGCTTTTGCGGTCTTTGCTTACCGCCCTTTGCCATCATGCAAACCCGGAACCAATTTAATACATCGTAAATATCTGCTAAAATTACATTCGTTTTAAAAGTGGTTGACCATTCTGATATTTCTGGATTTGTTTCTGCTACTATCGCAGAATCTGGTTTAGCTTCATGCAAAAAAGAGCCGAGCGCACTCCACGACAGAGTGCGCCCGACATCCTCCAAGGTATAACCAGTTTGTGTAAGCAAATCACGCTCAACGGCTTGTTTGTGCGCCCCGACATATTCAGCGAGGCCCACTATTCCCCCAAGGAGATACCTTCAGCTTCCTTGTTTGCTTCAACCCATGCATCAACGATCTGTGAATATTCGTTTGCTGTGAGATTTTCTAATACTTCGGAATCAATGTACTTGGAGAAAAACTCATAAATAGATTCTTCATCCTTCATGCTCCGAAGCTCTTTCAGCTTTATGGATTTAGCAAGAGGTACACTATACACTTTACTGCCGATTTCAACAGAAAGTGTGTTGGTTGTCTGTTTTCCGTTCAGCTTGAATTTCTTAACCATTGTTTTTCACTCCTCTTTTTTCGTAAATTAAGTGGGGGTATCCTTGCTAAACTTCCAGCCACCCGTTACAGTAATACTCCAGATCAGCGCACCGGACGGAGTAAGACCAACTTCTGCAACCTCAGTAACCATACCATGTGCACAAGTCCAAATCAGGTTATCTTCTCCATCCTTGCCATAAAGCACAAAGGATTCTTCTTTAACCTTCGGGCCATCAGAAGCATCAACTGTGAAACCAGTAGTATTTTTGGTAACAGCGTCAGCACCAAATACAGTCTTCATAGACTCTTCATCAGTGCTGATAACAGGAATGCTCATGGAACCCTTTTCGGTTTCAACCATCCGAGCTACGGACAGATCCCAAAGCCGGATAGACTCAGTAGAACCAAAGGGAGTCCAAGTAGGGCCATCCTCACTGATAACACCCGCAATCTTCCATGAGGAGCTTGCACCAACAAGTTCCAGCACCGCAGAACCCGTGGTAGGCATGGTGTTAGGGGACGCAGGATCATACGGAGCATGAAAAAACATCCCGGTAGCGTTCTCATTGCCAATAGCAACATTAACTTTCATTCGACTTTACCTCCATTAAATAGTAACTTCTTCCAAGTGAGCTATAACAACCATCCGGGCAGAACACATTGCTAAATCAGGCCGAACAGGATCAGCACCCCATGAACCAGAGGATGTTACCGTAACATGGCGAATGGGTGTATCATCTCCACCCGCTTTAGCTTTTAGGATTCCAACAGCATTCCGCAGATATTCAAGGGCTTCCGCTTCATGCTTTGCCCGTGAATCTAAAGTGATCTCAAAAGCATCAATTTCGTCTGTATCACCACCGCCCACCTGTGTAACAAGGATGGAAGGAACGGTGAAATCATCAGGTAACGGTCTGCAATATGCCGTCAAATGATCCTTTAAAGCGTTTCTAACAGCTTCCTCAACATCAATTGACCGTTTGATATTCATCATTTCACCGCCCTGCTTAATGCTTTATCTTCTGCTTCTGCTACTTTGCTTTGATAATCCGTAGTAAATACAAACCCTATAGCACGTTGACTCTTATAGGATTTACCAACCCTTGTAGCCGATTCAAACCCTGTTCCACCACGGGTGTTGTTAGCATTGGCCCGTGCTTTGATTCCTTCTGTAATGGTTTCAACCTGAGAAACAATTTCCGGTGAACAGAGAATATTTTGGAATCCATCGTGGTTCCATTCCAGAATTTTAAGGCTTGCCATCAACCCGACCACCTTTCAAGATTGAGTTGCATAGAACTTACCTTGCCGGAAGGGCTGTTCCAGATCTGAGGTTGACCGTTGATGGTATATACCTCATCACGATATTTAATCCTGTCACCCGCTTTAACATCCGCACAAGGTGGAAGATAACAAGTGTATCCCTCAGTGATGCCTTGAATCCTTCCATCCTGTGAAAGCATGGTTGATGATGGTTGTACGGAACAACCGCCAATTTCAAGGGTATTTGGATTTTCCCAATCTGGAATTTTGGAACCACGAATTACCTTGGTAGTGGGCCTTAACCGAATCACAATATCATTTGCCCAAGTGGGGAGCATCAGAACACCCCCTGTACACGATACGGCACTAACGCTTCCTTGCTGTCTTCTGTAATATGGTTCGCTCTTGCGGCATTTTGATAATTAGCGGAATAGGTAATAGATACCCCGCCAGCCGTTTCAGATTGAATTCCCATGCTGTTTGACATAGAGTGAAGTACCTGATTTCCTATGATATCCTTAATAACGGCTATCTGATCTTCTGAGCATCCAGCGGTATACGTTACCGTTATTTTTGTTTTACGATTCATAAAAATTCGTGGAACATCAAAAACGTGCAACAGTCCGTTAGTTTCAAGAGCAAAATCAGGTAGTTCATTAACGCCGATCATAACAGAGGATATTCCGGTAACAAGTGTAGCTGGAAGCTGAATCAATAGATCACTTCCAACTGGTTTCATCCGTCCGTTCCCATATAGAATATTCTCAGAAAGAACACACTCTTTTTCCGGGAAAATATGCCATCCGCAAAAATTCCTTATGGCAGATGATGCCCCAGATATGGCCTTTGGTGTTCTACCATCTCCAAGAAACTTATTTGCTGTCATAGCATCATATTCTATGGGTGTTAGCAAGTCGGGGAGTTTGTCCGCATCATTGATGATATAACCCCACGTTGTTACCATACTCATTTTGTTCCCACCTTCCGGGATTTGTTGGAAGGCTTAACCGCTTTATCTTCCGGTTTAACCGCCTTTTCAGACGGCTTGACCGTATTCAATTCTACCGCCCCTTTGGGCTGTTCTCCCTCTTCAAACTGGAATTGCGCCCCGTTAAAGAGATAGTTTTTCAGCATCGGTTTTCACCGCCTTTCAAACATTTGGGGGAGGGAAGCCCCTCCCCCGTGTTTATTAATTAAGAACCCTTGGTCAGCTTCTTGAAGCCAGCGGGACGGCGCACCGCAAGAGCAAGCCTTTCTTCCGCACGGATGGTCATCAGGTTTTTGACGAAATCATCCTCATTGGTGTTGACAGCTTCAACACTCACACCGCCATTGCTAACTACGGAAGCGCAAGTTTTGAAAGCACCGACAACGATGGTGCCGGAAGTCACAGAAGCGGATACGGTCACCGGAATGCCCCACAGGCTGGGGATATCCTGAGAGCCGAAATAGCCGCCACCATAATAAACGCCGTCATGCTTGCCAACCCGGAGAATATACCAATCAGCAGGATTCATCACAACAGCATCAGCGGCAAAGCCCGTCTGATTCTGGACATCCATAGCCGCTTGCAGGATAGCATCCGCAATATCAGTAGCGGTTCCGGCGGCGGCATAAGTTCCGGTCTGAATGCCGGAAGTCGCAAGCAGATCCGTTACAAGCTTGCCCTGTTCAACAAGGCCAAGTTCATACAGAAGCCGTCCGTTAATAGCAGAAGCAAGGAACGGATAATCATTAATGTATTCATCGGATTCCTTGATATGGCAAGCAACCTTCGCCAGAGAAACGGTTTTTGGAGTAGGATCAGCAAAGTGAATCTGGGGTTTCTCGCCGCCCTCAGATGTAACAGCGGGTGCACCCTGAATAGCACCTTCAATGAGATAAACCAGAGTGGAACCGCTAATCTGCTCTGCACCGAACAGATCACGAATAACCAGAGGAGTACGGGCCGCAGTCACAACATTGCGATCAAAAGTAGTAGCAAAATCAACAGCCCCGGCGGGAGAAGTCTGGGTATCAGTAGCCGCCTTAAAAGAGGGAGCGGAAATATCAAACTTCTTAGCGTGATTGCTCTTCTTCACAACCTCAACAAAATTTTCACCCAGATTCCGGGCTTTCTTCTCTTCCATCGTTTCTTCCTCGCTTTCTTTCTTACCAATTGCATTCAGCAGATTGGCTTTCTTCTCAGCCGCTTCAATTTCAGCGGTTTTGGTTTCAATTTCCTTCTGAAGCGTCATGCCCTCATTAATGGCTTCCTGATCATCCGCTTCAATGCGTTCTTTCAGCCCGGAAAGCTTCTCTTTCAAGGCTACAAGCTCTTCTTTCATGCTCATGATTACTTAACCTCCATTGATTTAATGTATTCCAGAAGGTTCGCCTTTTCTGAGTTGCTTTCCGTCCGCTCCTCTGCATTAGCATTGGCTTTCGGATCGTCCTCCTCATTATCAGGTTCTTCTTCGTCTAAAACACTCTGGATGAGTGCTATAGCTTGTTTCAGTGCATCAGCATCTTTCTTGCTGTTACGCTTGCCGGATTTAATATCCACAATTTCTGCCGTGTCGTTAGCCGGAACAGTAACAGCGGAAATTTCGTAAAGCTTCAGTTTGCGAAGCTCGTTAGCTTTGGTTCCATCTTCAAGAGTAACAAGCCCATTTTCAAGGACATCAAAGGCAAAGCTAAACTTACTCAACCGACCATCTTTGTACAGATTCCGCACCTTCTGTGCTTCATCCGTATCATCAAACACAGCTACAAAATGCAATCCGTTATCATCTTCATCAGCATTAGCCGTGCCGATAAAAGCATTAAGGTTGTCCATCTGATGCGACCATAGAAAAGGAATGCCTTTTCCACCATTCCAATCTTTTTCAAGAGTTTCGGTAAAAGCACCCTTCCGAACTACATCACCATAGCTATCAGGCTTATTAACCCATGTGGATGCATAACCTTCAATAGATCCGGTTCCAGCATCTTTGTATTCAACATCTACGCATTTGATCTTCATTCAATCACCTTCATTCTACAATCACTCTGGTTGAACAGTTACACCCGCAAGATTCATCAGGCGAAAGGTTATCATCTCCGGGCCATTCAGCACCATTGCTGAATTTGTCATCAATCAAAACCCGCTGACCGTTCATTGCGGAATGTGAATCACGGGCCTTTGGCCCGGTAACCCATTCTTTATAAACCTTCCTTCTGAATCCCTGATTTTTCGCCTGTCTAACCGCATCTTTTGTTCCAAACCCACTTAGCTTTTTTGCAAGCATGGAACCCAAAAGCAAAGAATCAGCATCTTCACGTTTGCTGAATTCATGTTCTGCCGCCGTCCGTGCGTCCTCTTCAGCATCTAACGCCTGTTCTATTGCTTCCTGTAGCTTCTTGAGCGTTTCTTCATTGATAATCTTGGAACGGGCTTCAGCCGTCTTTTTGATATAATCAACAATCTCATCAACATAAAACTTAGTTCCCAAAGCTTCAGACATCAAATAGCCATGATTTGTGGCTATTTCCCGCATAATAGGAATTAGATCCTCTGTCAGTTCTTCATCCCATCTATCAGCATCCCACCATTCTGCCGCCTTGGCTCCAAGCTTCGGAAGTACGCTTTTTGATTGGCGTTTAATGAACTTGGATATAACTTCCTGTATTGCTTCTATTTCATTTTCTCCCGGAGCAACATTCACTGATATTTCTCTATTTGCTTTGATAAGGATTTCTTTAAGGGAGCTTGGGCCGGAATACGTGTCCATGTGTGTATCTTGTGGGCTTGCCTGTCCACCCGCTACCACATTTAACGGAACAATCAACTCATCTCCTCCTTCAATCGGGGGAAGATTGTTATCCGCTCTCGCTTCATTGCGTGTCATCCAAGGCCCACCAACAGAAGATTGAAGAATGCTTGCACGTTCTTCAAAACTGCCTTTTAGCTTTTCGCTAAGATCGAACTCAACATAAGTTCCCGCATCCGCTCCTATCATCGGAAGCAGGAAAGCGTTGATTCTCTGCTGAAGCATCTGCAACACAGGCCCCAAACACTCCGCATATAATGCCCTTGCATTATCTTTAGAGCTTGCGTAAGTCTGTGTATCAGTATGCCATACCAGCGAGGGGTTAATTCCGTATGCCGCCGCCACAGCTTCCCGGCTTAGTTTAATGGATTCAGCCCACTGCTGTTCCCGGAATGATGTTGAGAAAGGTTTGATTTCCATTCCGTCTTCAAGAAGCGGAATAGATCCGGCCTTACTTCCACCCGGCCCCCATGCTTCACGGAAAGC